GCTTGGAAAACAAACATGTAGTTGAACGTTCCCGAGATGCCCAATGGCATTCCATCAGAGAAACTGCCTTGTCCGAAAGGGTAGACAAGGAATACAGCTGTTGCGGCAGCGACTGGTGCAGAATATGCGACAAAGATCCAAGGCCTCATACCTAGTCGATAACTAAGTTCCCATTCACGTCCCATGTAAGAGAAGACGCCAATGAGAAAGTGGAAGACAACGAGTTGGTATGGTCCTCCATTATAGAGCCACTCATCAAGTGAAGCGGCTTCCCAGATTGGGTAAAGATGTAGCCCGATTGCGTTACTTGAGGGAACGACTGCTCCTGAGATGATGTTGTTTCCATAGAGTAGAGATCCGGCAACGGGTTCACGAATGCCATCGATGTCCACAGGGGGAGCAGCGATGAATGCAACCAAAAAGCAGACGGTTGCGGTCAGTAGGGTTGGGATCATCAGAGTCCCGAACCAGCCAACGTAAAGTCGGTTGTTAGTAGAGGTTACCCAAGAACAAAATTCTTCCCAGGCAGACCTCCGTTGTTGTTGAGAAAGTACAGCGGTCATTAAAAGTGCAGAGATTTGTTAGACAGGGTATGTATTTGAGCACTTTAATGAAGCCCTCCCAAGGCTCACATCCAGTGGAAGGCTTGGATATAATCAGAGCTTGTACTTCAGACCGACTTTAGTACCATAGGAGTTGGTGTCGTCGGACACGAAGGAGATCTCGCCATAGACGTCGAGACGCTTGGTGGCGGCAACAGAGCCGAACACCTTGCCAGTAAGTTTAGTTTCAGCTTCACCGTCATCAGGTGAGAAGACGGTAGGACCAGCTTGCACACCCCAAGAGGTGAGACCATTACCATCTTCATAACCAAGATGGAAATCAGTAGCCATGCCCTGATAGTTGGAACCGTTAAAACCAGAATTGTTTTCGACGTTCACATACGGACCTGCCAGTGCGGGAGCAGCGGCGAGGAGGGTTGCGGGGAGGATAGCGAGGAATTTCATTAGATTAGAGTTACTTTTTTTTAGCAGTTTTAGCGGAGCGTCGGAAGTTAGCAGCCGTGGGCGCTCCTTTAGACCCAGGCTTTCTCATTTTTTCACCAGACCCGGCAGCGATACGCTTGCGTTTGGCATGGATGTTTGCATAAAGACCACGTTTTTGTTTCATTAGCATTTCCATTTGCGTAGTGCCAAGGCTTTCCGGGTTGGCTTGCCGTTCTTACGCATCGGACCTTTGACGCCTTTCATTCTAGCACAGAAGGACCGCTTGCGAGGACCACCACCAGGCTGTGGTGCCTTCAGGTTTGAACCTGTTTCACGATTATATTTACGACGACCGGCAGCTGTCAAGCCACCGGACCTCGATTTGTGTTTGCCAATCTTAAGACTGACGCTTTTTCTTGCCGCCATTTTTCTTGGTACCTTTTTTTACGGGCTTGCCGTAGGTACCGGGACCGTAGGGCATTACCAGATTCCGGGAATAAGTTGACCAGTTACAGCATACGAACCAATCGCAGCCATCACACCGAGCATGGCAAGCCTGCCGTTGAGACGCTCGGCGCGTTCGTTGTGGGGGATAGAGTTTTCGTCGATGTACATAGGTGGTTCTTTAGCGTAGATGTTGGTGCGTCCGCCGTCTTCAATAACAGTAGACATCAGAAGTTAAGACCGGGTGAGTTAGCAAGTTTGTCCATAACCTCTTGCCGGAAGGCAGGGTCACGGTCATAGCGAGGGTCGTTCATATCACGTACGACTTCCGCTTGGCTACGATAGCCACCAGATGCCTGAGCAGGTTTGCCTTGGATCATGTTGTTTTCGTAGCCCACGTTGTCTTTGTATTGTGATTGGAGACCCTGAAGCATCAAGTTAATTGTAGCAACATCACCACTTTCGATAACGTTGTCAAATGCTTCAACCATTGTAGGATCAAGATTTTCAGCAGCCCATGCAGTCATCTGTTGATACTGCGTTTCACCACCAACACTATCAAAGATAGCAGACACTTCACTGTCAGTCAGCTCTCGCCCTTCAACAGGGGAGCTATCTTCTAGAGTGCCTTGATACTTAAAATACGCATCAACAAGATCTTTACTATCCATTGCAGCGAGCTTTTCAATCGAAGCGTCGCTGAGTTGACCACCATCTGCCATTTCATCATCAATGGAATCGAATAGGTCAAACGCTGGATTAGACTCAACCTCTGGTTCAGTTGTATTTTCTTGCGCGGATTCGGTTTGCTGATCATTTGATCCAAGTTTTTGTTGCAGCTCAATGTAAGCTTTTTCTAGATCCTGTGCACTTTTATACTTACCTGCCAGCAGGTTGTTTTGTGCATCTTCCATTGCCTGACCGACAGCAAGGGTCTCGGCGTCCCGTTCTTCAGCAATCTGAATTGCTTGGGGATCATTACTAGGATCGTAAGTGAGTAGTTCAGCCATAGATTATTATTCGGGTGAAATTGCTTCAGCCATCACGGCTTCAGCGTTTGGGTTTTTAGATGGATCCATCATAGGCGTCTTTAACATTTGAGGTGCCTGCTGTAAAGCCATCATCTCTTGCTCTTGTTGAGCAGCAGCGTCAGCTTCGGCCTGCTGGTCTTCCATACTCTTGACCAGGTTGAGAACATCAATACCTTGTGCAGCAGCCAAACGCTTGATAGCCTCGTCAGCATTGATGAACTTCATCAGCGCTTCAGGTCCAAGTGTTTGTGCAACAGTTGTAATGAATGCAGTTAAAGACTCACGATCTTGGCCACGGCCTAGTGCGTTGATACCTGCAACAATAGTGGGTCTTACCAGATCCTTAGGATACTTAGGCAGCTGACCGCTACGTGACAAGACCAACAGTTTACGGTTTAGGTAAGGAACCAGGAACTCAACAGTCAGCAAGCTGAACAGCCCACCAAGTTGTTGTTCAAGTTCCAGTTGTGTCAGTCGTACTTCCTCAGCTGTAGTGCGTTCTGATTGACGCACGTTTAACACAAGGAATGCTTCCAGCAAACGCCGTTCAAGATTCTGCATCATAGTCATAGCAGTCGAGAAGTCAGCAGTCTTACCTACTTGGATAACACCGATGTCTTCAGGACGACCTTGAACGATTGCTCCGTTACCAGCCTGAGCGATTGTCTGAGGCTTGGTCATGGAGGAAGGGCTGACAACAAACACCACCTTAGCGGCGCTTGCAGAGCCTTCTACCAAAGCCTGTGACAGTGCGTTGAGTGACTTGAAATCACCCAAGAATTCTTCAACCCGTCCACGTCCGTAGTTCTCACCGTCAACAGAGTTGAACCGGAGAACCAACCAAGGGTTAGCATCTTTAGGTGCCTTACCATCAGTGTTGGGGATTGCTTTGTCAAAAGCTTCCTGGTGCCAGACCCAACGATTGTTGTCTAGCTTGACATGAGTATAAATCTCAACGTCATCAGTGTTGGAACCATAACGGCTAGTAACACTTTCTTTTGCTTTTAGTTCTTGGAACTCCTGAGGCAGGAGTTGTTTGTTAATAAGTTCTTTGGTTACGATCTCAATTATGTTACCGTTGCCATCACGTTCTACAACATAACGATTGAGTGGGTAGTGCTTGATCCCATCCTTACCCATATACAACAGGGCGTTACCACCGACCACAAGATGCTTGATAGCTTGGTGTACGGCAACACGATCACCAGATGCGGCAATCGAATCCATTACCATACGCTCCATCTTTGCAAAGCTAAGGTCAAGTTCAGATCGAATTTCAGCAGGCAGTTCGGTGCCTAGCTTGGAATCATCAATCTGAAGTTTGAAAAAGGTAGTCTGCGGCGGCAGCAACGCCAGCATCAGTTTAGATGCCAGAGTTACCACCGCTTTACTACCAACACTTTGCCAAGGTTGACGCAGGTTCTTGTGTGAAGGTCGCAGCTCATCACGTTGGATAAGATACGGTAGGGTCAGTTCAGAGCACTCAACAGCAATGTCAAGAAAATGATTACGGTAGCTGGTTAGATGATCATACCTGCTACGTGCGTGCATTAGCCTAAGTTAGTTGAAGTACCTTGTTCGTTCATTGCGATGCGAAGACGGTCAAGACCTCGTGTGCCTTGTCCACGACGCTTACGCTTTTTACGTTGAATAGTAGTTGGACGTCGTTGCGTCAGGTTTTGAACATTAGCTGCCATGGTTGCTTCCATAGCTTGAGCTTGCTGCTCATTGCGTGCTTGAATCTGTGAAATCCGTTGCTGGTTTGCAGATTCTTGAGCCATCATATCACGACGAGCACGCTCGGCATCGCGCCGTGCCCGTTCTTCAGCTTCACGACGTGCGCGTGCTTCCCGCCGCCGTGCCCGGCGAGCGGCGCCACCATCTCCTCTACTCATTTTTTAAAGTTCCTCGTTTTGAATACGTGAGTTGATCCAGTCCACAACACTACGCTGACCTGCTTGATACATGATCGTGGTGATACTTGTATCTGGACTGGGATTGGTCAGCCGAAATCTATCTTCTAGTTCATTGACTAGAGCATCCACAGTTAAGCCGATGTTAAGCGTACTGTGGGAGGTTTGTATTTGCATGTTCAAAGAAAGCAGGCATACGAGCTGCACGGGTGGCAGACAGTTCGGGCGCTTTGCCCTCATACATTAGTCGATCACTAGAATCGACCCAAAATTTTTTGTCCAAATATTTATCGGATGCACCAACCTTGAGCGGCTGCATGACCCAGTTAATTGTAGCCTTCCTCAGTCTATCCAGGGACGGCGAGATCTCAAGCCCCAACTCTTTGCATACGAGAGAGTTACATGCCACATGGATTTGTTCGTCTCGTGAGATGTCCGCTGAGACTGTTCGCATACCAGAATCACCGTTAAAACGAAAGAAGGGTAATAGAACAAAGAAAATCGCACGTTCGGCAACCATTGCTTTGGTGATCGTGTGATCAGGATGCTCAATCCACGCTTTCTGGAGCGCCAGCGCTTCCTTCTCAGCTTTGGAATCAGTGCCGTAAGAGTTGGCAATGTAACCCAAAGCCACGTCGTGGTTTTCTTCGTCTTTGACGTTTGTTTCGAGGAGCGTGCGAGCCGCAGCAGGGACATTCTTTTCTAGAGCATCAGTAATAAAGTCTCCGACAGGAAGTTCCATGTGTCGGAGTGCGAGAGCACGGAAGATTGTTTCCTCCGCACCCTCTTTGCAGACACCAGCTGTAGTTTGTACTGGTGACCACTTGCGCTTACGCGCCATTAGTTTCTCATAGGGGTTCATTCTTGACAGTCACATTCGAGTTCTTTATTTAGTATGTCTGCAAGAAGGTCATCGGCATCATCTTGAAGTGCTGCATATACATCAGACTTATCTTGAGTATCACCCATGACTTGCAAACTGTAGTAAAGGGAGGTTTGCGGAGATTCCAACCACTCTTCGATAAAGGCTTCGTCATATGTGACGACATCACTCCAACTGTTGAAGCTATACCCGTGAAGAAGTCCCGTACGGTTGAACAACCGCATGATGCCATCAGCAACACGCTTGTAATTGTCCCAACCAACTTCTGAAGCGATTTCTACATCGCCATAATTAAATGTTTCGACACCGAACGTACCGCTATCTCGGTCAACCGTACGGCTGATAGGCGGTGCGATCTCTGGGGCACAAGTGTACCCATCTAAGTCTTTACTGCGGTAGCTGCAGGATGCAGTGGGTGCGATAGCAAAGGCGCGTACCATATTATTGGCACGTGCAATGCTGGCAGCCAGGTCAATGCCCAAGCCAAGCTGTACAACCAGCTCGAAGGCAGGAGTCTTCACCATCTCACCGTCCAGGTACTGCTCCAAGGCAACACCAAACTGTTCGTAGCTTACTCCGTACCGCCGAAGAAGGTTAGCAAGTCCGAGTACTCCAAGTCCCACCTGTCGATCGGTTGCAGCTGGGAGGTATTCGCCAGTTGATCCAACACCTGTTTTGCCATGGAGATCGCACAGCTGGGACATGCCTTCACTAAATGCTTTTGGGATGTCGTCGAACTCACAGGCACCGAGATTGATATGCTGCAGGAGGCAGGTTCCACGTGAGGGCAAGTACACTTCGAGGCATACATTTCCTCGGATTCGTTTGTCATTTGCATCGTACTTTACTTTGTTGAGCCAGATGTCACCGGACTTAATTCCGTGGAGTAGTTCCTCCTTAAACGTACACCCCTCCCACCATTCGGGGGTGATGTTGATGCATCTCTTGACCCAAGGTAGCTCGGATCGAGAAGCGCGAATAAAGTCAAGAGCATCAGGGTGGGATAGATCAAGGTGAAGAACAATCGCACCGTTGCGATAGGTGCCGCCACGCCTAAGGATTTCATTTAGCGTTGAGAAGATTTTGCCAAAGGAAACAGGTCCGCTTGCAACAAGCTTGTCATCTCCTTTAACTGTTTCTGTGCCCTTGGGTCGCAGTTTTGATAGGTGAATCGCAACGCCCGCTCCGTTTCGCAGAGCATGGCTAGCAAACCTCCAGCTGGCTTCGATTCCATCTGGTCCCTCCATCGAATCTTCGACTACAAAGACTGTGCATGATACTGGAAGCCGTGACTCAGGGTTGTCGAGCCACGATTGTACACGTCCAGTGCGTGAAATATACGAGGTGGTCATTTAAGAATTAGATCGTTCAATGTAGGTGGTTTGTAATTCGGTCCCTTCAGAACCTTACCGTCTTCTCGGTAGATAGGTTTACCATCTTCACCAAGCTTAGACATATTAGAAGCGTGTACTCGGTGCATAGCTTCATCGAGATCCCACTCTTGAGAAGAAGCAAACTGATAGCACACGTAAACTAGATCAGCAAGTTCTTTAAGTTGTTCACACTCATCTTTTAGATGGTAAGCTTCATGGAACTCTGACCATTCCTCATCGATCAAAGCTTTCTGTGTAGTCCGATGGTCCTTCCCAGTCTTCAGTGAATAGGCGGAGCGGAACTGTTCCGCTTGATCCATCAGAC